TATTCATCCTGGGCCAGATAATATTTGCTATCGTATGTAGAAACATACCCGGCATGGGCCACAAGATTGACGGTTACGAAATCATTTTCCCTAAAATCAACGATGAACCCGCCGCTTGTGTGCCACCCAAAATATTTCCCCTGGTAGAATTGACCATGGTTGGGCAAAATTTCTTGCCAATCTTCGTAATTCAAGACAGAAGCGGTTACCACGTTTCCTGACGATTCGCTCAGTGCGACAAGACCTTCATCCGTACTATAAAACACTCGTCCTTCACCAACTGCAATGGTGCGTTTCTGACGACACGGAGCGAGCAAGGGGTAATCGACCTTGCTCATGTTGGATGGGTCCTGGCCGTAAAGCAACTTTGGGTATGAATCCGTCAATACCACCAGGGAAGATCCAAGCACGGCCAGGCCGACAATTTGTTCCTTGAAAGATTCGGAGTTCGGCCAGGCATGAGGCTTGTATGGCTCACTTAGATAGAGGGTGTTCCCAACGAACCCGGCAAAAACGCCATTTGGCAGCCCGACCAGGCCAGTTAGGCCATCTGGGGGCATCAAGTAATTTTCGGCCTGGAATTTCTCGCCAAGGTCATCATCAGAAACTGCCTCGCCGGCAGTGAAATGGCTTGCGTTCCAGGCCCCGCTGTGGGCCGTTGTGCACTCGTATAACTGGTTGCTGTAGATAACATAGTCACCAACGGCATAGCTTTCAGAACTATCAAAATACTTGGCTTCACACACAAACTGGAAGTCGGCATAACCGGCACTGCCTGAATTGGTCCTATAGATCCAAACCCTGTCAATCGCCCGGTCCGCAGGTGCCGAATCGATGTTCGTCAAGGTAACCCGGTTGCCGGCCAGGTGGGTTGATGTCGATCCAACTGGCGAATTGGATCCGATATCTCCGTATCGATTGAGAAAAGCGTAAATATAAGCGCGATATTCTGATCCTCCGGTACTGCCGACCGTCGGGGCTGTACCAGGTGCCGGAATGCCGCACTTCAAATAATCTGTTGTTGGGTCAAACGGATCGCTTTTGTTGTCATTGGCGAAAAATCTCATTTCATTTTCGCCAGTAAAAAAGAGTCGGCTATATGTGTCATTTGAGATTGGATTGCGAACGTAATCGATATCTTTTTCGTTCTCAAGCCAGTGCAATATCGACCCGTCATACCATTGGTGCAATGTTCTGATATCATTGACAGTAAGCAATGATATCTTATCAGGCATAGGCAATGACCGTAAATCACACATAGTTGTATCGCAACCGTCGGCCACTTGAGCCTTATCGACCGGCAGCAAGTGGGCAGCCATTTTGGGAATGGCCCCCTTGAATTTAGCGAAAATAAGAGTCATCAGTTTAACTTTAGTTGCCTGTATGCAGTTCTAGTGAGACCACTCGATCCAGCACTACCAGAAGCATACATTTCAAGTTTGTAGTAAGCTGTGGCATCATGGGTACAATATATTGGGATACATCCAGCGCTGCTAAATATTTGGTTCCCTGAAGGGGATCGAAATAATTCGATTGTCGTCAAACCTAAGTCGGCGATAAAACCATCAGCTAAGACTATTCTTGCTTGATTGGCCGATGCATTTGATATCCTCCATGACAATAGCCACAAACTGTTTGCAAGACAGGCAATATACCTTTGCGTAATAGTTTGCCAAGTCGCATTTGCAATACCTATGTTATTACCTTCCTCATACCCATTAATGAAATCATGGTTGCATACGTTATCTATTTGAGCTGCGCTAGCATTAACACCAAGATCAGATAACTTTACATTGTGTGGATTACCCGAAACTATATCTTTGTGGTCAACTGCCGCATCAATGCCTGAAGCACTCGAACTTACTCCAAGATCTGACAATTTTACATCATGTGGATTACCCGAAACTATACTCTTGTGTGCGACTGCCGCATCAATATCTGAAGCACTCGAATTGATTTTCGTCCCGTCAATTTTGAGATTTACAGCATCTATGATGTTTGCACCAATAATCTCGTTAACAAGATCTTCCAGCGCTTTCTTGTTCAAACAAAAATCAAGGATATCATTCTGAGCCCAGGCCCTCGGGGTATCGCCATCTGCACCTCGCTCAATGGTAAGCGTATCGCCAGTTGCAGCAGTAATTTTAACGGTCTCAATATTGCCTGAAACATCCTTGAAGGTGGCATAACACCATTCACTGCTCGAAAAATCCACGGCGTTCTGGATCTTTGTCCCATCGCCAGCAGTAATATCAACAGAAGTCGCCGTCGAGTTTATCCCCCCAACAGTTGCAATCCTGGTCTGCAAATCATTGACGAATTTAACCGGCATTTATCTTCTCCCGCTTTGTCGATTTTGGTTCCTTGGCCTTTTCGATCAAGTCCCTGCGGTCCAGGTAGGTAACAAAATGGTTCCACTCCTGAACGGCATTCGCTCTTTCAATGGCCGAATGCTTGGCGTTAACCAGGTAGGCCCGGTAAAGCATGTAGTGCCTCAAGGCATCCTCGTATTGGTCGTTTAGTGAAATATCATTTTCAACATCGGAAACCTCGGGCGGAATCGTTGATAGCACAATTTCAACCTGGCCTCGGCTTCCTGAGCTTGGTTGCGGAGGGTAGATCCAGAATATTTGAGGCACGTCCGGGTCGTACATATAAACTTGAACCTCGGTGCTCTCCTGGTCTTTCGCCCAATTCGGGTTAAGCTGGGTAAAATGATCCTTATCAACTTCGTAAATGGCCGGGCCAGGAGTCAAGCCATCCGTGCCAATGTTCCTGACAATATCGAACAACAGTAGTTCATTAGCCGCCAATGTTTGCCTCACACCGGCAGCCATACCTCGCGCTGTAACCTTGACATAGGCATCCGGCTTCAAAATAACGGTCTGCTTTTGGCCGGCATTGAGCCACTTCAACCAGTCATTGACCTTATCAAAACGGGTATAGCTCGGGTCGAACATGGCATCCGCGGCTTCCGCGATTATTTTACTTGCTTTGACTGACATTAAGTAATTCCCCTAGTCATTTCCCTGTTGTTTTACTAACTCAATTACTAATTAGTAATTGGACTAGTAATCACGTTGCAACCGAATGATCTGATTCTGTTGTTTCGGCGCGTTGATGTAAAATTCTTTTAGCCTTTTCCTGGCTATAAGGTGCCGTTGAATATGATAATCCTTCCTTGCTTCCTTGACCTGGATATCGTCTGAAGACTCTGGCAAAAACTCGATCAGGGTCCCGCTGACAAGAAGATCGTTCTGTAGATGCTCCGGCAGCCCGGTTGGCTCGTCGTTGTCGTCCGCAAGAGTTGTGGGCTTGCCGTAGTAACTGACAGTCAGGGTGATATCTTTGGCCGCCTTGCGATAGATGAACAGTGTCTCTCCTTCCAGGGCCACCTCTGAGACTTCTGAAACACTTTCAGCAGCGTTGTAATCACGGTATAGCACCCTGGTATTGGATCGAATTGTCGGGTAATTTTTTCGTTCTGGATCATAACAGGCAAGCAGGTCGTGGTGAAAGTCTGACGGCATCGATACCGACCGGTCACCGGCCGATATCGTCACGTCTTTTTCGTATTGGATCAAGGGAGGGATCCTGGTTTCAGCCGCTACCGCCACGAACACATTGTTCACTTCGGCGATGATATCAGTCTTCAGGATTGCCGGGTCCTGAAGCTTCCTCTTGATCCTTTTTACTATCGTCGATAAGTTCATCTTCCTCCTCGACCTCCTCGTATGGCCACGGCTCACCGTAGGCCGGCTCGACAAGCCGGTCCCATTTTGCCTTGGCCAGTTGGTAAACCACGTCCGGGGCTCGCAGCAGCTCCTCCTCGTAGTCCTTTGAATCAATGAACTTCTTGAAGTTTTCAGCGTTCAGCTTTGCGAACCTGGCGTGAAATTGTTTCCAGTCGGGTGGAACATCGCGCGGCATCGGGCGCTTTTTCTTTGGCGCTTGTTCGGGCTCGGGCTCAGGCTCAGGAATCGGCCTTTTTTTGATGCCAGCCTCATACTCTGCAATATCGATAGGAGACTCAACCCCAGGGATAAGTCTTTGCCATTTTGCTTGGGCGATATCCCTGATCTTCTGCCTGGCGGCCATAAACCGCTCGACGTTCGAGTTCATATAAGCAAAAAACGTCTGGCGGTCCATGACCTTCCATTCGTTCATGAAATCAATTTCATCTTCCGTAAACTCTGGCTCAGGCAGCTTGTCTTCGTTGTAAATCCTGAAGTCCGGCAGGGCCAGCAGATATTTGCGATGGTATTTATTCTCGACACGGCAAACATAGTCGCCGGCCTTGTTTTTCTCGAATACGTAGGTATGGCCGTCAACGCTAATCGCTGTCGGTCCGTCCCGTTCAATAAGGCATTCCACCATAAACGGATCCGGCTCGATCTCAACATGGTAGCCGTTAAGAAATTCCACGACTTCATCCAGGTCGCGGAACACCTTGGCTCCATTGTTTTTGACCAACTCCATGACTGCTTTGATCGACGGCCAGTTCTCGCGCCAGGTCTTGCCGTCATCCTTGCTCAGTACGCACAACAGGGTCTTGTGCGGCCTTGTGACGCTATCGTGAGTGACTTCGGCGATTGCATAGAATCCCTTTTGCTTCGGCGTGATCACGTACAACAGGAAATCGCACGTTGCCCGCGCCTCGATCTCCCGCTGCCTGGCTGCGTCGTCCCATTTTTTCACAACCGGGTCAAAATAGTCGATCTTCAATCGCTCCTTGACGGTTTCCCGCCAAGTTGAATCATTGCATGTTCCACCTAAAAATACCTTCATAACAATAACCC